AGACCACCTGAATATTGACGACCTGATACGCAAGCCCTACACACCCAGCTATGAAAGCCTCATCCTGGATAGCATCGATCTGCAACGGGCGATGAGCAAACTAACACCGCGCACGCAAGAGATACTATGGCTGCAATACCGCGACGGGCTGAACCATCGGGAAATAGGGCGCGTGTATGGATTGGCGAAGTCGAGTGTAAGCAGCATCCATGTAAAGGCGCTGAGGGTATTGAGGAGAGAGTTATTGTGAAGCTATTCAAGATATTCCTGCCATTCGTAACCAGTCGCGCGTTCGATCACGAGAAGCTAATCCCATTCCTGCAGAAATTATGGGTAGACGCGCAACCGGCGCAATGGGAAGTCGCGGAGTATGACGCCTCGTGGACAATGGGCTTCATGAATACCGGCAATACGGTTATCAGCCTGATTTATATTCGGCACAAAACACGGATGCCGACCAAAAACGAATTGAAAGAGGTCATCAACGCGCTGCCTGTGAAGTATTGGTACAGCGTGGAGGACTTTCTACCCGAGACGAACGAGAATAAGCTACGGGCGATATTGAGCAGCGATGTATAAAATGTTGTATAATTACCAAAACGATTGAAAGGAGTTTCCAAATGGAATCAGTAAAAATATTAGCTGCTATCTTTGCACTCGCTTTTTTGGCGGAAAGTTTGGTTGAATATCTTTTTGGCACGCTGGCGGACAAAGTGCCATTGCTCACACCCTATCGATGGACTTTGATGTATGTATCAGCAGCCGTTGGGGTAGGGCTTGCATTCCATTACCAATTCGATTTGATCTCATTGATTTTGGGTAATGTGCTTACCTGGGTTGGCATGCTGTTAACTGGATTGGTTATTGGTCGCGGCGCAAACTTTGTCCATCAATTTGTGAGTGAATATCTACCTGGTGGCAATGCAGAGGGATAAACCTTATGACCGCCATATCCGCCGATCCAAAACCATCCCTTGCCAATCATCACCAAAGGATTGCGTCGCTTGAAACCGATGTTTGCCGTCACGAAGCTTTCATAACCGGAAATGGCAGTATCGGCGCCAAAACTGAGATAGTCATACTAAAACAGGCAGTCGAAGAAATAAAGGGCAGCATGAAGGGAGTGCAGAAGGCTTTATGGGGATTGGCGGCTTCGGTAATTGGGGCAGTGATTATTTGGCTGATAACTGTCTATTTCCCCGCTCATATGTAACCCATGAAAAAAACAACTAAAGCAAAAATATTGACTGGAATTGCTACCGCCACCCTTGCGGTAGCTTCGCTTTTTACTGCGCAACAACGACAGCCCGCAACTATACTATCCAATGATACTAATATCCAGTACACCTACACCGACACAAAAGGCAGGCAGGTTTATGGCGTGCTGGATGACACCCAGGCGCTATCAACTAATATCCAGAGCGATGCGATCATCGAAAAGACATCCCTGTACATGGCGTACCAGGACGAAAAGCCGCCCTATAAGCGATATCTGCCCGTAGTCATGAACGGCTTGCTGTTGTGGCCGGCAAATGGCGACCGATCGGCGCGCTGGATACCTGCACCGGGCGGTGTATCTACAGGACATCCGGAAATCACATACGGAACAATTGGCGACCAGGTATGCTATAAAGGCAACTGTAACTGCTTTATCACCAATGCTCACGTAGCCGGTGGGCTGGACGGCGGCAAAGTGGGCGATCCTATGTATCAGCCCGGCCCTCATCACGGCGGCACACAAACCATCGGATACATCGTGGCTATGGTTGCGCCGAAAAAAGGCGTTACCAATTCGGTGGACGTTGCGGTAGTATGTGGTGAGCGGGGCAGCGTGTACCCGGGTATCTATGGGATTGAAGGGGCGGTATCGGGAGTGTACGAAAATCCACAGATCGGAATGCAGGCAGTCAAATGCGGCGCCACTTCAGGATGTACTACGCTTACACTCAAGGCGCTGGACGTGACCATCAAGATTGGATACGTGCAAGGTCGGAATATAATAATCCGTACGTTCGCCCATCAAATGATGTGGGACGGGAACGGCGACCCCGGTGATAGTGGGAGCGATATTGTGACAGATCATAAAATGGCGTCGCTGCTATTCGCCGGGAATGAAGATCAAAACCGCGTGATGGGCAACGATCCGGTGTATCTGCTAAAGGCATTGCCGGGGTTAGTGCCATGACTTGGATAAAAGTTGCAGACGAAAAGCCGCCGATGAATATTCCTTTATTGGTCATCGTTCAGGAATGGGGGCAACCCGGAAGTTTAGCTATTGCAAGAGCATTTCAATCGACTTTGCCCAACCAACCTATTCAGTGGGCGCTTATGGAAAATGTTTACCATCTCGAACGTCCGTATTACATTGCAGATGAGGTAAGATACTGGGCACGAATTGAAATGCCCGACGATATCAAGAAACGCGAATTGATGCAGATAAGTTGCATGGAGTGAGGCAGAAGTGTTTCATCCTGGTGAACATTTGAGGGATGAGTTGGAAGCGCGAATATGGAACGAGCAGGCTCTTGGCGCTATAATGAAAATTGATCCCGAGATAATAGTTTCAATCATAGAAGGCAACGAAAGAATCACATGGAAAATTGCCCACAGCTTTGCCAAGGCATTTGGCACCTCCGCCGACTACTGGATGAATTTGCAGCGGGCGTGGGATGAGAGGAGTAAGTGATGATCAAAATAATTTGTGATAATTGCGGTAGAGAATGTTTCGGTTTTTGGAAATATCCGCCTAGTCGTGCATGTTCGCTAAAATGTTTCCGTCAATTAGTGGCTGATGGAAAAATTAGTACAATTCCCCCATATACGGCTTTTCCAGAATTGAACATCTCGCCGCCGCGTAAATATCCACAAATAATCGAGAGGAGTAAATCATGACATTCGAAGTGAACGGCTTTGACGTAAGCAAATGGCAGGGGAATATCGATTGGAATGTATTCGGAACCAAAGGCGACTTCTACATCATTCGCGCCGGTTCAATCGATAATATCACCGGAGAATGCTATGAGGATTACCAATTCCACCGCAACGCGCAACTTGGGATGACTTTCGGCAAGCCAATGGGTGCCTACTTTTATGTCAGACCACAATACAGCGGCGTAATTCAGGCTGACTATTTCAGCAAGCTGGTAGAGCCGTACAAATTCCAGATAAAAGCGTCGATGGATGCAGAGGAATATTGCGGTATGTCGCCCGAACAAGTCGATACGTTTGCCTGGGTATTCATGAATAGGCTAAAAAGAAATTTGGGCGACGGGATGACTTACACCAGCCCCGGATTTTGGTCATTCATCACTTCTTGGGCGTATGAATACGATCTGTGGAATGCTCAATGGCCGAATGACGAAACAGTCACAGAACCGGATATTCCTCTCGATTGGTCCAGCCGCGGAAAGAAGGCGCTGTTCTGGCAACACAAAGTCGGCACGCATGGGCAGGAACTTGGCTTTGATCGTGGATGTCACGGCGTCGATATGAACAGGTTCATGGGCACGCGTGCAGAATTCGAGCAACTTTATTACGGAGGAGCTATTCCCCCGGATGTGGTTATTCCAACCCCCGAACCTACCCCAATACCGCAAAAGATTGCCACATACGCGGATGGTAGTTTGTTGATGAAATGGAAAGATCGCAAGTATTTCAAGAAGAACAGACGCCGATAATACATTATGCCAAAAACAAAATCGAAAAGGAAGGTGCTGGTACACATTTCCGACCCACACGCCGGGCACCGGCTAGGGTTGTTGAATCCAGAGACTAAAGTTTATATACAAACACCTAATGGAGGATTGCGCAAAATAGAGATTGGTTTCAACGAAATAAACGAGCACCTTTGGCGATTATTGACTACAAAGTGCATAATCAAAGCTATTGAGTACGCGGACGGGGATGATATCGTTTTATTTTTCACCGGCGATATGACGGCTGGCAACAAACACACACAAGAGGTGATATCCCCATTGATATCTCATCAACTGGAAATGGCTAAGGATATTGTAATCCCCTGGTTTGTTCATAAAAACGTGAAGGCAGTAAGGTTCGCTACCGGAACCGGTGTGCATGTATTTGGAGTTGGATCGTCTGAAATGCTTATCAACGATTACCTTAGACCCATTTACCCAAAAATAAATTTTGGGGTGGTTTCGCATGGACTGGCCGAGATAAGAGGTACCGGCGTAAAAATAGATTATGCCCACAAGGGGCCATCTCCCGGTATTCGTGATTGGTTGCGGGGTAACGTAGCAAGGCTTTATCTTCAATCGCTTATGCAAAAAGAATTGAACGCTGGTAATATACCGCCTCAATTGGTGCTAAGAGGGCATTACCATACGCCTGTAGAAGAAGAATATACCAAACGGTTTAATGGGCACAAATATCGCTCAAGGATCGTTATAGCGCCTTCTATGTGTATTCTAGATGATTATGCAAGGGATAAAACCCAAAGCGAATTCATGATAACGAACGGTGTTTATTGTTTTGAAATTGTTAACGGGCAACTTGGGATACCTTACGAGATATCAGAAACACTTGACCTTAGAACCACAGAGGTGATATTGTGACTGAATATACAGACGAACAAAAAGATGCAATGTGGGATGAGATAGAAAAGCATTACCCCAAAAAAGATTATTACCAGGAGGGCGATATATCCATAAGCGATATCAAAGAGAGATATAAATGCGGAAAGGAAACTGCGAGCAAGATGATGGATGAACTGGCTAGCAAAGGGCTGTTTATACGCCTGACAGTGCGTAGACCTGGTAAGACTCAGGCGATATCGGTAATCAGGAAAATAGAAACACAATAAACTTGACATCCCCCGGCATGAATGATATCATTCACGCATTCCACTCACCAGCCTTTCGTGTTTCTTCACTCTCCTTATTAGCAACCTCCCTGGCATGGGACAGTAAATTGCCAGGGAGGTTGCGCGTTAACTCACTTATCAACAGGACGCCAGAAGACGGGGTGAGGATTATATTCTTTGGTGGTCTTTTTGGTTGTACCGATAGAAGCAACCCAACACCCAATGGGGTCATTCTCATCATTGCCCCACCAGTCGCCGATTTGAGGGTATTCATCCCCCTCCAGCTTGCGCATGAGATTGCCGTGGATCAACTTCGTCTCTATGGGGCGGAGGACGGTATGGGATGTGACTCTTTCTGCTAATAATTCCGCAGGTTTACCATACCAAATATCAGGAAAATCCTGCGGTTGAGAGTCTATTGCCAGGTACACGTCACCCTCTTGCATTAGTTCATCATTGCCCAGCTTGCGATACCCGGCGGGGATGGGGTATTTCTCAGGTTTTGAGCATCCCAACAACTCTTTGAAAAACTCATCGGGGATGGGATAGTTCGTTGGTTCCGGTTTGGGAGGTACGCGGCGGATGATGCACTTGTCAACCCCGGTAATGCCATCTAACCACCATGATACATTATGATTATCTTCGACGGGTACATGTATCTCACCCTCAGTTAAATAGGATTTATCCAACTTCCACAATACTTTATCGCCTTTCTTTACTATCTCGTAATTCTTCAGCCTGTACCAGCCCTCAGGGATATCGCAGGTGGGTTTAGGGGTTGGTTTGTGACGCATTATATGAGGCTCAAAATAATACGGATCATAATCATTGGCTGGTTTTTGGGGAGTTGGCGGCTTCTGCGGCTTTATGCCCTTCCCCTTGAGTGTATTAAAGTATTCCATCCATACCTCTAGGCGTGTGGTTTTGTCGTCCGGGAATAAATCCTTCAACGCTTTAGCTAGAGCAACCTTGCGCCCGGTCTCGCGGCTATATTTGTCATTGGGATGCAACCAGGCATAGTAATCCGATACCACACCACAATGATCTACGTAACAAATGGTGTGTGGTGGAACGTCGATGAATTCATCCTCAACTGACTTCGTGACGTTTGGCTGGTGCTTGAATGAGAATTTGTATTCAATATTATTAAGTGTTATTGTGAACATGGTTAATCCTTTCCTGTGTTTATAAAATCATTTAGTATCTGATGATCTACTCCACAAATAGGGCAAACAGACGACATAACGGGCTTCTCTTTATCCGCAACCCCCAATTCTTCAAGCGGACTATCCGTGATGCGGGTTAGTTTCTTGTATATATCTTCTGCCTCTCGTTTGTACGTGTAATTATTAACAGCTTCCACGATGCGCTTTGCATAGGCTTTTGCCGCCTCAAGTCCAATTTCGGATGCATCCACCACTGCAACGATCCGGAACTCTGTCTTGTCTGTAAACGGGCGAATAACTATGATGGTATCTCTCAATATTTCTAGTGGTAAATTCATATGGTACATGAGCTACTCCTTACAGCTTATCTCTTATGTCTATTATTATCATGCACATGGCAATGCCGATACAAAACCCGAACGAGGCGGGGCTTAGCCAATTGGCGCCCCAGTCTATGAATGGGATTTGTATGGCAGCCATAAATAGGCAGATCAAGATATATATCATGGGGTTATCCTCTCTTTACAACGGCGCTGCTATCACAAACGCCACCAGCACGGTTAGTATCACCAGCCCAATTACCAGCACAATATCCACCCAGGTGAATTCGGGCTGAAATGGCTCAGGTTCTTTCCTCTGTGGTTTGTATCTCCCGGTGTTCTTTCGGTTGTTATACATGGTTATCCTTCCTTTCTCTCTCAATTGCTCTCCTGGTTAGTTCATCGCCCCTCGCCGCTGCTTTACATAGCGACACTGCATATATGATTACTAGTATATAGATGATGATTATCAGGTAGATCATGGGGTTAGGCCTTTGCTATCGGTTATCGTAATCAAGGGCAACGGCTTCAAGCGCATACCAGGCAAGCGCATTCTTGAAACGTTGATCGTCAATGATAGAATTGACACACCCAAATGATGCTATCAATTCCATTGGCGTGCAACCCTGCATGTCTGCATCTTCACTGAGCGCTTCCCATATTTCCTCGTGATTTTCATCGTAAAATTTGCAGGTGTCTGTGTAGTATGTGAAGCCCGGCCAACCAGCCGAAGCGTCTAAGTGTTGGCTTATTTCGTAAAGTAGGTCGTCTGCATCTGCTGGGCTATCTGATAATTGTTTCTTGACTGCTTCAATTAGTTTAGTATTCATGTGCTTGTCCTCTCTCTAGCCTGTCTTATTCAACGCCGGGAGGCTATCCCCGGTCAGACTCCCCAGGGGGAGTTTCGACTAATTAATGACGCATGGGTGCGTAGAGCTATTTTTGAAAGATAATTTATATGTTCGATTTACAATCCATGTGTATCCACGCGATGCCTTGATTTCATATGCGACAATGTTATGCTCTTTGCACCATACACCGCAGCAGTAAGCCATGTGGACTGGCGAAGATGGGTAAGGTGGTTCATGTGATGTCATTCCATGATATCCAGCTTGAAAGTAATCGTTTAGTGTCATTTCGTTCTCTCCTGTTAGCCTGTCTTGCTATAATCAATCAAACATGGTCAATTCTTTTATTCGATTTTCTATCCATTTTCTCTGTTGTCGACTAAGATAATCCTGTTTAATTTCATTGCGCAAATGTTTTAGTTCATTGTAATTTGCGCATTTGGCTAAATCGCCTTGTAGGCTTGGGTATTTACTAAAAATATACTCCCAATCTTCATCATGAATGTATAACATCTTGCAATCCTCTCTCTGATAGATGCCCGGTGCTCAACCGGGCATTTCGATGGCTATAACTCTATTGGGTTGTCCAGTTGAAGATGGTCAATTACTACACCAGACAATTCCTCGTTGGCTTGAAGGTAATTAATTATTTGTTGAGGAACATCGGTTTTTGTCTCATCCACTGAGAATAGCATAGTGGAATAACTAGGCCGTGGATCAGAATTATAGTGAAAGTGTGCAATTACTAGTTGTTTAGTCATTTCATTCTCTCCTGTTGTGCTCACATCATAGCAGATGGGCGCCAGGGATGATAGTAACATTCATCTTAACTGTCATATGACATTCATCTATACCGAACGGTATATAGTATAATTTGCCCATGATTAACAACTTGTATTCGACTGATTAACAACTTGTATTCGACTATTACAAGCGCAAAGGATTGTATAGATGAGCGATGAGACTGACAACTTGATTGTGTGTAGCAACGGAGCGGTGAAAGGCGAAAACGGGAAGTTTATTGCTATGGACAACAGCAAAAACCCACATGCTATCACTAAAGAGAACACACAATTAATGCACAAACTACGGCGCGAGCGGGCGCGCGAAGCCACCCTACGCGGCATAGCGCGCGGCGCAAAGGTGGATGACCCAATGCTAGGGATT